GTAACTGATGGAGTTTGAGTATTAGTTGGTGTTACACTCGCAGTTGGAGTATTAGTTGGTGTTTCTGTTGCCGTCGGTGTTGGAGTCGTTGTTTCAGTTGGAGTCTCAGTTGGTGTTTCTGTCACCGCTGGTGTTCCTGTCGGAGTTTCTGTCGGAGTTGGTGTTGGTGTCTCAGTTGGTGTTTCACTAATTGTAGGTGTTGGAGTGTTAGTAGGTGTCTCAGTTGGAGTGTTTGTAGGAGTTTCCGTATTAGTAGGTGTTACTGTTGGTGACGGTGTATTAGTCGGAGTTTCCGTATTAGTTGGTGTAGGGGTTGGTGTTACAGGAACATTAATTTCCACGCTAACGTAAACAGTTTGACCTGTAACCCACTGAGTTGTTGCAGATTGTACTAAGACTGTATTACCTGTTACACCTGATGCTTGTGAAATACCCTTACCAAATACAAATCCTGTAAATCCTGATGCCGACCAAGTTTGTAATGAATTAGTATCACCCGAATAGATAGATGTACTTCCTGTTTGATTGAATGTTATTGTAATACTTTGTCCTGTAAATCCTGAGAAATAATTAGTTCTATCAACACCTGTATAGTCAATTGGATTAAAATAGAATCCTTGAGGATTTGGTGCTCCATTTGCGAATACGTTAGGGTTAGTGTCACCAGTATTTAATGGTGCAACATTATTTATAATACTTGTTCCTGATATTGTTGGTACATTGTAAGGTGTTGCCACTAAATTAAATCCATATCCTGTAACAGGTATTGGAGTTACTGATGGTGTTGGAGTATTTGTAGGAGTCTCAGTCGGTGTAGGCGTATTAGTCGGAGTTTCAGTCACCGTTGGTGTTGGAGTGTTTGTAGGAGTTTCCGTATTAGTAGGTGTTACTGTTGGTGACGGTGTATTAGTCGGAGTTTCCGTATTGGTTGGTGTATTGGTAGGAGTCTCAGCAATAGACGTTCCTGTTGGAGTTGGTGTATTGGTAGGAGTTTCAGTTGGTGTATTTGTTGGTGTTACGGTTGGCGTATTGGTAGGTGTCTCCGTTGGAGTAGGCGTATTTGTTGGTGTTGTAGTTGTCGTAGGTGTCGGTGTCGGTAATGAACTACATGCACCAATTAAATTAGCATTGATGTCAACATTTCCACCATTATTATATGAACCACATTGTGCACAGAATGTTCCAACTACTTGATTGTCAGCCGTAAATGTTTGTGATTGTGGGTTACCATAATAATCTAACCAACTAACAGTGTATGATGGAGGTGCGGTAAATCCTGTACCCGTATAATTAAACTGATACTCACAACCATACAAATACGGTGTTGTGCTAGGTGTTACCGTATTGGTTGGTGTTATTGTTGGTGTTGGCGTATTTGTCGGAGTTTCCGTTGGTGTAACCGTATTGGTTGGTGTAACCGTTGGTGTTGGCGTATTTGTCGGAGTTTCCGTATTGGTTGGTGTAACCGTGCTTGTTGGGGTATTGGTTGGTGTGACCGTTGGTGTAATCGTACTTGTTGGTGTTGCAGATGGAATTATTGAACTAGTACTTGGTGTTGGTGTATTCGTTGGTGTTGGTGTATTCGTTGGTGTTGCCGATGGTGCTGGATTAACACAAGTTGAACCAATTGTATTCTTAACATAATTCAACTGCCAATCATTGCTTGGGAATGTTCCCAAAAATCTAATTAAACCTGAATTAATATCTGCGCTTAATATAACATCATCAGTATAGCCTAAATCTAAGGTACATACTTCCGTCCAATCAACATTTGTTCTATCTGTTATAATTGTAAATGTTCCTGCCCTGTAATTGTCACAGTTTGTTAAAATATAATTATAAAAAATACCTGTAACCCCACTCGTAGGTTCGGTATCAATAACTCTTAATCCTGTATCTAAATTTGAGGCTTCACCATAACTAATATGGTCTAAAATTGTAAATCCTGAAATATTAACAGTTCCACCCGTTGAATCGTATAATACAAGTGTTGCTCCGCTTAAGGTTCCACCTGTGGTATAAACATCCGTAAATCCTGAAATATTAACAGAAGATGCGTCACTACTATTAATTGTTAAAGTTCCTGTATTGTGGTCAAAAGTTCCACCTGTAACTGTGGTTCCACCTCCACCACCTGATGTAAATCCTGTGATTGATATTGTTCCACCAGTGTTGTTGTATAAATCTAATGTTGTTGTTCCTGAGTTATATGTTCCACCTGTGATTTGAACCCCACCACCTCTATAAATTCTCCAATTGGCGTTAGATGATGTTACACCCGATATACCTTCAACTGTTGACCCAGTCCAAGAATTAACAAATGCGGTACCTGCCGCTGAACGAGTGTTAACTGTTGTTGAATATGTACCTTGTGTAATTGCCGAAACACCTGTCAATCCTGTAATTGAATTCCATAATGACTCGTAGTTTGGTATATTATATTGATAAGTTTGTTGTGTTTCATACACATAAACTAACATACCTAATCTTCGTCTTCCTGAAGAAATATTATCAGAATTTAACGTTAAAGTGTCTGGTAATGCAGGTATAGTTCTTCTAGAAAACTGAATTGGTATAGTATTTCCCGAATACTCAATAGTGCCGACAGCGTTATTAGTTGTCCAATCCAAATCAGACATACTATACACTTCCATATATCCACCAGTTTGGAGAACTGAAAAGTTAGTACCAAATACTTTACCAACGGCAACAGAATCAGAGCCAGTTAATTGTTTTGAACTTATTGGGTTTTTATACGGAAAACTCATTTTATTTCTCTAGTTATTACGGGGTTAATGAATATAAACTTCCTTTATAATACCAAGTATTTGTGTTTGGAAGTCCTGTCATATCGGAAACAACATACATTCTATATGATGTATTTGCAAATACAGGACCCACATAATTTATAATTGCAGCACCACCATTATAATATATTAAATTATCCATATTCATAGTATCTGCAGGTGGACTAGATGTTCCTTGATTTATTTGTTTTTCATATCCAACTAAAGTTGATGTCGGTACTAAAATAACATGTGACGCACTTCCAGTGCCATAGATACCACCTGATGGAACAGTACCCGAAGGTATGTTAAATTCATCAAATAAATTTGATGTTATTGTTAATTGTCTTACAGCCGGAAGACCTGTTACTCCTGATGTTGCATACATATACATCCAATTAACAACGTCCGATACCGGAGTTGTAGTACCCAATTCGTCAGGTAACGCAGGAAATCCAAACCAAAAGGTACTTCCTGTGTTGAATAAATAGGTATTAATGTCCGTATATATTGAACCAGAACCAGAGTCAGGTTGTATGAATAACAAAGCTGGTGGTAATACAGGGCTAGGACTAGGTGTTTGTGTAACGGTTGGTGTCACGGTATTGGTTGGTGTTACAGTGTTAGTTGGCGTTTGAGTTGTTGTTGGCGTTTGAGTATTAGTTGGTGTATTAGTTGGAGTTTCAGTTGGTGTTACCGTATTGGTTGGTGTATTAGTTGGAGTATTGGTTGGAGTCTTAGTTGGTGTTACTGTATTGGTTGGAGTAACTGTATTGGTTGGAGTTACGGTATTGGTAGGTGTATTAGTAGGAGTAACCGTATTCGTTGGTGTTACTGTATTAGTCGGTGTAACCGTATTAGTAGGAGTAACCGTATTGGTTGGTGTAACTGTATTGGTTGGCGTATTGGTTGGCGTTACCGTATTAGTTGGTGTGTTAGTCGGGGTGATAGTGTTAGTAGGAGTTACCGTATTGGTTGGCGTAACTGTATTAGTTGGTGTAACAGTATTAGTAGGCGTTGCCGTATTAGTTGGTGTAACAGTGTTAGTAGGTGTAACAGTATTAGTTGGAGTAACCGTATTGGTAGGTGTAATAGTATTAGTTGGAGTAGATGTGTTAGTAGGTGTTACCGTATTAGTTGGTGTAATACTTGGCGTTGGTGTTGGCGTACTTGTTGGAGCGACCGCTGGTGTCGTAGTAGGTGTAATACTTGGTGTTGGTGTAACGGTTGGTGTAGGTGTCGGAGTTGGTGTTTCACATCCTGTTTGGTCTTCATTGTATAATAAAATACTTTGACCTGCAACCATATTAACTCTTGTAACCCCTGATACTATAGGTGTTCCTGATGTTGAACCTGAGTAAATACTGAATGGTCCTACCGCATTAGATTGATTAGAAATTCTTACTATATATGTTTGGGCACATGATGAAAAACTTACTTGTGATTCAACTGTTAGGTCTGAACAACCTGGTGCGTTATTTACAATATAAATGGATACAGTATCTAAAGATGGCATAATTATTATCTAGGTTAATACATAAATACAATTAAAATCAGTTTAATATTGTTGAACAATTTATTTTTTTAAATTGTTTCAATGTATGGCGCAAACCCACACGTTAAATCAGGTTCAACAACAACACAAAATGTGCACTCAGCAGTATTAATTATGACTTGGAAACTACAAGTTAAGTCACATGTTAATATTTTTTTAATCTCACAATTATTAGCATCAATCATCTTAATCATGATTTGTGGCGCTAAATTAAATAAACTCGGTAATATAAAAATTGGGTCAGGTGAATCAGTTGATACCGACCCCAATAAAGAACAATTATTTTCGTATATGTCACAAACATAAAAATCATACGGTGACGTTCCTGTTATTGATTGTATGGTTAATCTTGCTGCCATTACGATTCACAAATAATATTATATTGAATTCTCAACCCCATGATAAATTCAGAATCACTTAATGTGTCTTCGTTTCCGTCACAAAATGATTTTACTTCAACTGTATTTGTTGATGGATTAACGGTATAACTTAAAACACCCGTAATTCCTGATAATATACTCTCCAAGGCATCTACCCATTCAGATTCTGTTGGTACATCTGTTAATGTTGTTCCTGTATAAAAATTTTGTTCATATGTGTTACCACTAATTTCAATTGTTGCTGCATATACCGCCGAAACTAAAACACAATTTGTATTTCCCGTAGTCAAATCATAAAACCCTTCATTAACCATTGTTTCAAAATCTCTTTTGTTATTAACTGTGGTTGTAAATCCATTACTAATAATTGGTATAACTTGGTAGTCATTAATAAATGGTGTACAAGGAACCGTAACATTTCTTGTTAAAATACAGTTACTTGAATCTAAAACAGTTAATGTATATGTTCCACCAGTTAAATTTGAAATACTTGGACCTGATTCGGTTATTGGTACGTTGTCTGACCACTGATATGTAAACGGTGGTGTACCTGAAAATATACTGACATTAATTGTTCCACCTGAATTGGTATCACCACAACTAGTACTACTCATTCCAAAGTCTAATGAATTAGATGCACCGATTGAAAATGATTGGTATACCGAACAGTTGTCAGCGTCTCTTACTTGTAATGTATAACTACCTGAAGATAGTCCATTAAATGTAACCGCAGATTGTGGTACATCAATGTATTGAATTACGGGTACATTATTTTTAGTTAATATCATATCCAACACACCTGTATATCCGGTACCAACTTCTAAATAACATGAACCATTATTTTGTCCACATGTTGTACCTGAAAGTATTGTTGTTAAACTAAATTTGTCTGTTGTATATAATGTGACTTCTTGTGTGAATACACAACCATTAGTGTTAGTAATGATTATTGTATAATCACCCGAATCTAAATCATTATAATTTTGAGTTGTTAAATTTGTTGTGAAAGATTCCGTACTTGAATCTGGTTTAACTAACGTATAGGTAAACGGTCCATTACCAACAACATTAATTGATATTGTTCCACCACTTGCGGAACATGTTGAATTTTGTGTTGAAATTGCTAATACCGAGAATCCAGCGTCGGCTTGTAAGTAAGTACTACCTGTCACAGAACATAGTGTTGAATCTGTTACCGTAAAAATTGCGGTTCCTGGCGTGAAACCTGTAAAAGTTAAATTAGTTGCGTAACTAATTAAAGTAGTTCCATTAGTTCCCGAATAAAAATACGGACCAGTTCCGCCTGTAATAATTAAATTAACAGAACCATCAGCAGCAAAACAACTTGGGCTTACGGTTTGAAAAGATACTATTTGTAATGGGTCGGCTTTTTTAACTTCAACGGCTTTAGTTACACTACATCCCTCAGAATCAGTTACCGTAACACTATAAGTTGATGCGGTTAATCCTGTTATTGTTGTTCCCGTTGAACCATTACTCCAAAGGTATGTAAATGGTACTGAACCCGTTAATCCTGTAATTTGTAATTTACCTGTTGCTCCAAAACAATTTGTATCATTTACAATAAAAAATCCATAATCAACAGGTGTTGATGAATTTACTATTACAGATTCTGAATATCCTGAACAACCACCATAATCTTCATAATATGTATTATAAACGCCAGGTGCTAAATTTATAAAAGAAACATCACCTGTTGTGGTAATTGCCGATTGGATTAAAGTTGTTCCCGAATAAATATTAATAGTAATTGGGTATGCGGTTGATGCTCCACTAATGGTGACAACCCCATTATTTTCTCCACAAGTAGTTGCACTAACTGAACTTACACTTAAACAACCACCGCTTGATACTATCATGTTGATGTAAAACTCATTGTTAACATCACCTAAAGCGTCGTTAGCTCTTACAATATAAACACCAGCGTCTAACCCTGTCTTGGTACTACCTGTTCCAATATTTGGATTTACCCAATCAATTGTATATGGTTCAACACCTCCCGAAAGAGATATATAGATAGCACCACTACCATTACTTGTACAATCACCTGTTACTGAAAACTCATATTGAAAATTTGCCATTATCCACAAGAAATATTTGCGTTTATCCCTATATTAAGAGTAAGTGTTTTGTTTTTAAATAATTCCATACAACCTGAGTTTGATATTATAATTCTTTCTGAATTAACATTATAGTTTAATCCATATTGGTAAATAGTTGACAGGTAAGTATCCAATCCGTCAATCCATTGTTGTTCTGTTGGTACACCTGTTATTCCATACCCTGTAAAGAATGGTTGTTGTACTAATATTGTATCATCTAATCTTAAATCAATATACCAAACTGATGTTATTGAATTAAGGTCACAGTTTTGTAATTGATATCCTTGTGTTGCCACAACACCATTTAATGCTGTGTATAACGCATCTGAGAAAGAGTCAATTGTTGAGCTTGTTCCACTCCAAGGAATTGTTGACCCTGATATTGTTTCATCAATACAATCGTAAGCATATAGAACACCGTTTGCTGTACAAGGTACACATGGTACCGCGATGAACTGACAACCTCTTTGTTTTCTATAAACATATTTTTGTCTGTGGAAGGCTGAGTTTTCGTATTTAATTCCACCATTCCAAATGGTTGATGATGGAATTACTTGTTCCACCAATTTTGTCCAATAACTACCAAGTCCAATTGAATAGTCAATCATTTTTTGGTAAGTGTATTTTGATGTATCAACACCCGCTAGTTCTAATGACTGTAAATAATTCCAATACACTAATTGAAGTGTTGGGTATCCTGAAGATTTTCCATCGTTTGTAAACCATCTGTTTCTAACATTAATCATGTTATGGTAGAATGATTGTGCGAACTCGGCAAATGTTTTTGTTTGTGGCTGTGGATTTATAACCGTCCAATCAATATTACCAGGTGATGGATATGGTGTTGTTAATCCTGTATATGGAATTGGGTAATCATATTCATTTGATTGTGACCAAACATCATAAGTAATACCTTGTCCAACATTTAAAAATAAATCAACATTTTTAACGTTTAACACTAAACTATTATCAAGTTCCCCTTGTATTCCACCAGCTAAAGATTTTTGATTATCTTTGTTAGCGGTGATATTAAATCCTAAACTACCCATATTTGGGAAGTTTCTGTATCTTTGTAAAAATTGTTGTCCAAATGACGGTGCTAATTGTGTCACTTGTGTATTTGGACTTGTTCCTGTAAATGTTAAAGTTGAAACTTGAACTACGTTTTCACTAACGTGAAATGAATTTTGTTCGTACCAACCTTGTCCTTGTTGAAAAAAGAAATTTGTTGTTTGGTCAGGTGTCTTAGGGTATCCGTCAATGTTAATAGGATAGTCGGTAATTGAAAAATCAGATACCGATGACGCTAAGTTTGTTGTAAATGCACTAAATGTCTGTCCTTTAATTTTATATTCTGAACCAGGTAAATAACCAGGTAATTGTTGTAAATATGTTCCACCCGAAATTTGAACATATTGTGTTATGAAATCCGCATATTTTAATTTCCTATCTGCGGTGTATATTGTTTCATTGAATTCAACTAAGGCATCAGGTGCTCCAACCGTTCTCATTAAAAATTCAACAGATTTTCTTGTTCCTTTTGAACGGAATAAATTTGATGCGTTTAATATTAATCTTCTATAATATTCAAAGTTTAATTCTGATGGTGTTTGGTCTCTTGTCCAACCTTCATAAATTGATTTGTTTTTAACACCATAAATTGCTGTTAAAAAATCCTCATTAGTTATTGGTGAAATACCAGTGTCCCAACCCAAAGTTTTGGCCAAATAAACCAACAATGCCGATGGTATATCATTTTCAGGAACATAACCCACTGATGTCATTGTTGCCAATGAATCAATAAAAACTTTTGTTTCATCAAAACTTCTACCGTATATTTGTAATACTTTATCTACCTTTTGGTCTTTTGTATCAAATTCGTGAAAAGCGTCTGTGGTTAAAAATCTACTAATTAAATTTGTTTTAAAAGTATCAAGTTGTTCACCATATGAACTTAATGTTTCTAAGTAAGCTTCATAGGAGGTTGTTAGAATATCTAAATTCCAAACACCCAATAACGGCCAAGTCAAAAATACATATGATGTATAAAAAGTTCCATCATCAGTTTGTTTTGGAAGTTTAAACTGAGCGGTATATTTCGGAACAATAAATCTATTTAATAAGAATTTTTCAACAGCATCAAAATCATTTTCAAAAACCATTTCGGTTTTCATTTTGTTTGGTCTCATTACTAAAGTTTTTGTTGTGGTAGTAACACTTGAAAAAGGATTACCACTAACAATAACTGATATTGTACCAGCACTTATTGATGTTGATGGTGTGAATAAAAGGAATTGGTATTCAGTTGAGCCAGTTCCAATAAATAAAGAATAATCTTTATAGTAACTTGTCATATCTCTTAACGGACTAACAGGTGTTGGTCTAAGAGCTATATTTCTTGCTGCGTTTTGTGAAAAATCAATATCAAAAATATTTTTAATCCTTGATACATCAACATCAAAACTTGTCGTATTTTCGTTTTGATTATAAACAATATTTGTTGCTGTATTTGCGGTACTGTAATCAAAATAAACTTCATCAACTTCAATCGCCGCTGGAAAGAAATTAATAATTTGTGTTACCGATGCTGAAAATCTTTTGGTTAGTGAACCGTATAATGTAAAATTGGTTACCTCGGTTAAATCATATGATGGATAAACTTTTAGGTCAACCGATAATGCTTTTTTCGCTTCTTCTACATCAACATTTAAATCACTTAAAGTAATTGGGTTTGAAAAAACTCCTGATTGATAATCTTTATCAATTTTTTCAACAACCCCGTAATTCCAAACAAAATTGGTATTTGTTAATCCACCACCTTGCGTAGTCTGAAATCCAACTAAATCTTCGTTGGGACTAATAAAACCTGCGCCAGTATTTGGAACTACTATTTTAGCCATTATGGTATGATGTTGTCAAAACTAACACTAAAGTCAATGTTATTGTTTCTATCTTGACGAACCTCATATAACAAGTCGTTAAAGTCACTTCTAATTTCAAACAAGTTGTATTGTTTGTAAATTCTATTATCTGAGTCGTAGATAGTGTATAATCCAGTATCAATTGCTTTGGTCTGATTACCATAAAGAGCGATAGCAACACTGTTTAAGTCGTATTCCGCCATTTCAATTTCAACTGTAAATGGGTTAAAAAATGTATTTGTTAAAATAACTTGTTGTCCTGGCTGTCCAATGTAAGGAACTGCGTTTGGATTGTTTGACGGAGCACTTGAAGGTGATACCGTTGCAAATACTAAGTTTCTTGCACTTGGTGAATCAATGTATCTATATCTAACAGAGTTTGTGTTACCCGCCGCAGGGTTACTAACGACAGTATCAACAAAAAATGATGAAGTTATAATTCTATAAAAATTTGGTATCTTTGTACCATCTGTGTTTAAGTACTCAACACGATAACCAACCAATCCTTGAGAAACAAATCTATTTCTAAATGCTGAAGGTACGTTGTTTGTATCAACAATAATACCTTTAACACTTGGTAATGCTGATAAAACACCGCAATCAGTTAATGTTGTTCTGATTTGTGCCGGTCTAATCATTAAAGTGTAGATACCAATTTTGTTAAATTCAGTTGCTGGTAGTTTTAAATTATAAAGACCCCCCAATATTTCATTTGTATTACCACCTGTACTTGCGTTATTAAAATACGGTGTTAATATCTGAGATGAGTTAAGTTTTTTAATTATTGGTGTTGACGTAAAATCTCTTGACGGTGTATACACCATGATGATTTCTACATCTTCAGGTGCCATGTCGGCTGGGCGAGTTATACCATATGTTCCTAGTGCCATTTTATTGTTCTGTTAGTTTAAAATATCCATATCCGTATTTTATAAGGTCACCAAGATTGTCAACTTCACCTAATCTAAGTAAACTTTCCGTTCCTGATAATTTGCCTCTGTTAATAAATACATTTGATTGTATTTCTGTCGCGTTTACCATACCAATTAATATTTCTTCTTTAACAATTGGTACTGGTGTTATATTGTTTTCGGTCAATCCTGATGAGTTCGCAATGAATAATGTATACCCTTGTGGGAAGTCATAGTATAATGTATTCAAATATGTATAACCCGTATAATCAGGTCCTAAATTTTTAACGTAACCAAGAATTTCACCTTTTTGAAAAACGGGTACACCTTCAACATAGGGATTAGGACCGTATTGTTTTAATTGTGTTAACTTTGAACTTGTAAATCCTGATACCAAAAATGGTATTGTTGTGTAATTTGAAGATATTTGAGCTTGAATATTATTTTCACTGTCACCTGTGAATATCCATTTATACGAAACGGGAGTTCCTGACCAATATCCATCACGAGGAACAAAATAATATTCTCCCTCAGGATTATCAAAACTTATTTCAGTATATGGCATTGTTACATTTTTTGTAGTAACGGTTGTACCCCAAGCTGCGGTTCCACTTAATCTAACTTCATATGTTTTTGGTGTACCACTTGTAAGTGGTGGATAATCATGTGATGTGTAATCAGGATATTTTTTTATAATTGTTTCTGTTGGTTGGTTATCACCCCAATCAACTTCGTAAACAATATCTTGAGCCAATACTTCTGATGTATTATAAAGATATAAAGTATATGCTGAGTTTCCCGTTACACCACTATAAATAAAATTGTTATTAATATCTTTTTGATATATCGCACCATCAAAACCTGAGTAATATCCAATGTCTTTGTATGTTTGTTTGAACATAATAGGAATTGTTAAACCTGTTAACATTGATGTACCATTGGTTCCACCCGATAATAAATAAGTTAATCCCGTCCAAGCAGGTTCACCTCTACCACCTCCGTCAGGATATGGAACATAAACATCAACTTTGGCCGATTCTAAAAATTCTTGTGATACTACTATATTATATTGTTCTGTGCTCATGGATTAACATATTCGTACCATTTAATAGGATTATAATCAGTACCTACTTTAATTAATTGGGGTGGTTTTAAAGAATTTGGTTCATTATTAAAAAATACCTCATAGGTATAATCATCGTAATTCAAGTTAAGTGTATAGTAAAAATAGAATTCTTGTGAAAAGTTAAACTTATTATTAATTGTACCTTGTGGTGAATTCATCATCCTTTTAAATCCACCAATGCTTGCATCATAAAATTTTGCAGACATATATAAGGTGCTAATTTCAGGATTAAAAAATTCAGGTGATTTTAACCAATAAACAAAATACCCTTCCTTGTCACCAGTAAAGTTTAATTGATATTCAGGTTTTCTAATTTGAACGGTGTTTTGTCCAATTACCGCAGAGGTTGTTAAACCTTGTTGTGTTGGAATTATAATTGTTAATAAATTTTGTTGTGATGTACTTTTTTTAGAATCATAAAAATCTAATTTAAAATATGATTTTGAAAAAACATCATCATTATAATAAATTTGTCTACTTGTAAATCCGTTTGCTCTATAATCGGTAACCCATGCCGTATTTGTTGTTGTTGCCGTTATTGATGAATCTGTTGTTGCAGAATAAAAATAAAAATCATAATGGGTACTAGTTTTTGGGTCAACATTAATAATCTGAGGAGCCCAACGTGCATGTGAATATCTTATGGTTTCAAAATTATCAATTGGGTTGACAGCTTTTTGAATAATTTCATTTTCAAAAACATCAATACTTTCATTCACACCATTTAAATCCCATGTTGTTAAGATGGGTGTCTGTAACGCCAAATCAATATCTGTATTTGCGTTTTGAAGAGGGTTATATCTTAGTCTAAAATTATTCACAATCGTCTTTGATTGGTTGAGCGGTTACCTCAACTGATTGGTTTATGTTACTAAATGGTGTTGATTGTAAGAACAATATTTGTGAAAACGGATAATGAGCATCATTTAAAAACGGATAATCAACACCGTTTCCATTTTCAAAAACACCATACTCCAAAATTGTTCTATATATCCAAGTATTAAGGTTTTGTGAGAAATACGCCCATGAGGGTTTTGTATTCACATTTTGACCCACAGCAGTGCTAACAGAATCTGCAAAGTCTCTTAACTTAACAGCATTGTGTGGTGTATAAAAATAACCAGGTGGGTTATTACTTGGTGGAACTAATATTTGAGTTTGATATAATATGTCATTAAAGGTTATCTTATGCTTACAATTTGATATAACATATTCCATCTGTTCAATATCATTATATTCACAAAAATCTCCTGATAAAACATCATCAATTTTTAATGATTCATTATAATAAAATGTATATGGTTCACCGTTTGATACTTTATTATATGAACTAACAGGTATTTCAACCAAGTTTTTACTGTTGTTTGTTTCCCACCAATCATCCAAACTATCCGAATGGAAATTAAATGACCAACCTTTTTGTAGGGCATATTTATCATTAGTGGTTGGGTTTGGTTTGTTAAACCATCCGTAATATCCCTTATTAACAATTGTTACAAATACATCTGTAATTGGTTTCATATTGTTATCAACCATTGTATTGATATTCAAATCTTTTTTAAATGTAAAACTATATGATTGTGAGTTTTCTTTTATTGAGACTCTTTGTTGTAAGTTTGGCGTAAGTGCGGAATATTCAATTTTTTGTTGATTTGAAAATGGTGCATGTTCAAATCCCATTTTAGAAACATCCGACTCATTTTCATTGGTTAAGATTTTATGTAATCTAATATAATATCTTGATTTACTTTCACCTGAATTTGAAATGTCTCCGACTCTTTTAAATGTACCTGAAACTCCATTTACAAATGTGGTTCCTGTATAACCAGGATTGATGAATGAAAAACTTGTATTTTTATTATCGTATCCTTGTTCACCCAACACATCAACCCTAAATAAACGATTACCATTGTAGTTGATTGATAATTCAACATATTGATATGTTTTTAAATTGTGATTACCAGCACATCTAAAAGTAATATAGTTAACACCTTTCTGAACGGTATTGATAATTGTAAAAGGTATCCCTTCTTCCGCTATAAATGTTAATGGTGTACCATTAATTTGTTTATCAACATATGACATTTGTTGTTTGGTATCAGATGAAAATGGATAACTTAAATAAACCCCCCAATTATATGTTGATGCGCTTTGTGGTTGTAAAACATTATGAGGATTTTCAACATCGTTTCTGATAAAATTAAATTCATTATACTGTGGAAGTCCTCCCCACTTTAAACCAAATGTGTCTTTAACTCTTTCAAAATTGTTAAATAAAATTTGATTGCTTTGGACAACAGATAATGGATTTGTTAGATATAAGAAATTTTTATATCCGTCATAATTTGTTATTCCTGAAATACTATTTGAAAATACGTTTGTTATTTTTCCACCGATTCTAAATGTTGTTGATGCTTGTCTTTCAACTTCAGTTTGTTCCGCAGCATTAATATTTCTACTTCTATCGGATTCTATTAATTGTTTTCGGTCACCAACAAATTCAACAGGTAAAGATATTAACCTTTCGGAGGCACCTTTGTATCTAAGGTTACCTTTAATAATTGTTATATCGTTTTGAATGTTACCCATTATATATTAATTAGATTTTTAGTTACAAATATGTCAAAAGCGGTCTTACCTTTTTTCAATCCAAAATAGAAATGATAAGGTGCCCCAACAACAATTCTATTGTCAGGTAGTTTATAAAATCCGTCATATGTAAATCCTGTTACATTTCCATTAGAGTCTTTTGATTCTAATGAACTATAGATATAACCAGGTCTCTGTCCTGTTGGATGTTTAACAAAACTTGGGAAATAAGTACTGTCGTTTAATCTATCAATTCCTTGATATGGTGTTGTGTAGATGATACCTGATGTTATCCAGTTGTTTTCTTCGCCACCAAACATGCTTGGACTAGTACCGTTTTGTTTAATTTCCCATCTGTACATTGGAACTACTTGGGTTTTATGTCCAAAAGTATTATACCCAAATTTTGTTGATGTGTCTATAAATATTTCACGACCTGGCGAAATATAATCTCTTGTAACAGTATCTGAACTAAAGAATACACCTACAACAGGTTTTGGTGTCGCCCCGTAAAATAAATTAGCTTCACTATAAGATTCAGGTGAAAATGGTATAACACCAATTTCATTATTAATACTGTTTAATTGTGCAAAATCACCATCAATTTTTTGAGCGGGCCTACTAAATAATTCACTAATTGATGAATCACCTAAACTTAATAACCTATCTAAAAAGTCAGCATTTGTTAATCTACTAATTATAAAATATTGCATTAAATCACTTACACCCTGAAATGATGTTGCCTTTAATCTATCGGCAACATACCCTTGAAATTCAGGTTGGGCACAAATATTTTTAATAATATTATCTTTTGGTCCCAAATCAACAACTGTTGTTGGATTACCTAAGAATTGAACGTTACCAAAATTATCAGCAACTTGAGTATTTTGCATTCCAACAAAAGTACCAGTATTCCCATTGAATGGACTTGAGCGATAAAAGAATGAATTGTTTTCTTCTTTGAAAACAATTTTTTGTCTACAGTAAAGATACGTTGGGTTAGTGGTTTGAATACCAGGATATATTTTATCGTTTTGAAAACCTGGCATATATAAAACACCATTAATCCAATTGTTTGTAAATGTCATACCAAACACATTTCTACAAATTGCAAACCCCATTAAGAATCTTGATTTCCACTCTGCAAATGATTTTAAATCGGCACTGATTGCCAAATCTTTGGCAACTAAAGTATAACAACCATTTGTAATAATTGGGTATTCAGTATCTCCATCTGTGTAATAAACTGAATCTGTTTTTGGTTTAACTTTCATACCTGCACCAGCGTTTTGTGTATATGCACCTAATGGTACAATGGTAGGACAACTAAAGCTACTCATAACCGATGTGGTACCTGTACCATACGCTTGTTCAAAATCAACAGCGTTATTTGTACTATAGTCTGAATTAGATGTTACATTACCAGCAATTTCGGTTGACGCTCCACTATCTGATATTGCAAATACCGAAAATGCTTTATTCTGTGCAAAAACAAATCTATTATCAAATGAGCTTGAACGTGGTAGTCTGTCCGACCTCATAATAATTTTAGAACTTGTTGACATATCAAGAGTAATACCTGTTGAATAGACATTGGTGTTATATGTAATTCTTCCAGCTCCACACCCTATACCCCCACTTACATCTCCAGGTACTTCTAAACCACCTATACATATTCTAGCCATTAATCCACCCCCCTCAACATATTCGTTAGTATAATACCCATTAGGTCCTGATACGTAAGTGTTTAGTCCTGCAAAATCACCTGATTGTACATTAGTTCCTGCCGCGTAATATCCCATCGGTCCTGGTATTTGGAATCCTATTGAATTTGTTGTTGACGTAACCCCAATTGTTGTATTAGTTGAATCATGTCCATTATCAAAACTTGAATATAGTGAGTGGTTGTGTGTTGTATAAGCGCTGTATTTAAACGCCCCACTACCTGTTGATGGTGTAAACACATATGATTGATTGAATAATGTAACATTATTATTAACTAATGAATCATGTCTAAGAAGATTTAAATTTTCCGCTATCGGTATGTTTAACTTATAATCCGACTCAACAACCATAGAACCATCAACAAGTCCAAATGGTTTTGAAATATCTATTTTTGTTTTTTGTCTTGTCGTATAAGGGTCAACACCTTTCATTAAGATTACAACCCCTAAGTTTTTATAATTTTCTATTAATTGTAGTGGTGTTAATATTGGTGGGTTTCCGTAATCACTTTTTGGATTTTCATTATTTTCATCTTTAACATTATGAAAATAAACCTGCATCTGACCATTAATAATTCTATTATAAAAACTACTTTCATATAATGTTGCATCCTGTGCCTGTGTTTTTGAATTAACAATATTTTGTATTGCGCCTACTGTCGTTGCGGTAACTACTTGGTGATATTCAATATCAGATGGGAATGTGTAACTACCAACACCATCATTATATAATGTTTGAGCAATATTAAATGGTTTTTTAATAGTACCACTACCGTCTGGATTTGCGTAACTAATATTTAAAGAAGTTGTACCTGATGGTATTGTTGTTCCTGTTACTGAGTAATTATTTAACCCGTTTTGTACTGTTGAGGCACTTAAAGTATTAACATCATAAGTTTGAGATAAATTAACAAAAGTTATTAAATTTCCGGTTTGAAATGTTGTTAAAGCGTTTGGGTCAACTAAAAAAACCATTGGTTGGTCTTCATAAAACTGTGCGTTTGTGAAAGAAGTTTTACCACCATTGTCTATGTAGTTTGGATAAACTTTTATTCTATTAGAACCACCGCCAGCTTTACGTAAATTGTTAAAATAATGTCCTTTTGTATTGTATAAATTAATTCTTTCAGGAATTGGTAAATTGTTTCTACTCCAAAAATATTCACCTAACGTGTTATTATAAGACGGTGTACGAGCATTGTTTTTAGTTTCAGCAACGGAATTACCAGCCATTACCTGACCAAACCCAGCATTTTTCTTAATTGATACTATATCGTCATCTGGAAATGATACATAAGCACCCGATAGCGTTACGTCCGCCAATGGTGAAGAATTAATATCACCATTTCCTGTTGTATCAATAGCAAAATTATTATCACCAGATGTACCACAATCGCATGTTGAACAATCAGGATAGGTTATCATTGGTAAATTAAATGACGGAAATTTAAATTTTCTAATCTTATTATATAAAAGAGTAATTCCGGCAATTAAAACCCCATTAAGTATTATTTTACCTATAGTAGGAGCTACGTCTAATAATGTTGCCCCAAAAGTTAAAGTTGATTTAATAAAGGCGTTTGTAAGGTCAATAAGTAACCAATATACATTAGTCGCAGCATACGCAGCAAGTAATATTAATATTAAAGGTGCAAAGTTATTCCATAAAAATTTAACAATATGATATACTATAATAATTAAACCACCAATAATTCCAAATATTTGAAAAAATATTGAAACTATAAAATATAACAAATCAAAGTTTCTTACTCCATCGTTAATTGGGAATTTATTTATTTCTGAATCACAACTTCGGTCTAATATTTCTTTAATAGATAAGAATCTACTTCTATTGGTACCCTTTCTATACTCATCAATTAATTGTGCGGTTGTATAAACTTTGTTATAATTTAATTCATAGAAAAAATCTTGACAACTTATTGCTTCGGTTTTGTTTGGATAATCATCCCAATCTAATGAAAAGGCGTATGACCTTTGAAATAAAGAAAAATTATAATTGTAATTGTTAAAATTAAGTGTTACAGTTTGTGGTGTTTCAATTACTTTACCATTTACAACATCTGTTGTTGTTTTCTTTTCAATCGTAATCTCTAATGTTTCATTTCCATTTGGTAAATCAACCCATTTTGAATTGTCAACAACATTATTAATTTTATAAGATATACTTTTATATTCACCCAAAACTGAACTGATTAATAACGCTCTTCCACCTGAACCAAAATCAGATGATGTAAAAGTTTTTGTTTCAATTAATTTAGTGTTATCACCAAATATTGGTGAAAATGTTGTAGTCTCATCACTTAGCGTTGATGGGTCAGTTCCACCATCCCACCCATATTCTTTAACATTTGGTACCAAAAAGTTTCCACGTAATAAACTACCTTTTGGATTAAAGACAGAAAGATTTAATAAGTTTGGACCAATAATACTACTTGATGTTTGTATTGCCCCAACTTCTTTTTCACCTTCATTTGTTTTAACTTTAAATCTATACTTACCCTTAGTTGGAATACCAACACTTGGGTTATCTGAAAATATTAATTCGCCAAATTCATTTGTTGTTACATAATCTAAATTCATTGGTACATCAACAACAAAGGCACCATTTTCATCAATTACTTTACCACCTTGTTCTAATTGATATTGTTCTAATATTGGGTCGCCATTAAGATTGGTATTTATTGTTTGTCTTACAGCTAAAATTCTACCAGGTCCAGCAACCATACCACACAAGTCACCTTGTTCTGAACTTGGTTTACAATTGTTTTTCAACATGACATCATCGTTAGATGTCATGATTGAACCCATAAAGGTTGCCGTAGGCTCAATCGTGATATTTGAATCTCTTAAATCAAAATCAACTCTTGTAATTCCAACATCACAAACATCTCCTGTTCCCCAAAATGAGGAAACTGAAATACTTCTTCTTTGATTAACAATCTGTGGTAATGATGATAAATCAACTGAACTTTTAAATTGGTTACCGTCAAATTGTTTTGGGTTACCAAGATTCATTCTGATTAAATCTGTTGGTCTCAATGAGAAACAACCCATGTCAGATAAATCCAAGTCCAACATTACTTGTTGATTTCCTAAAGGAACACCAACAATCATGTAGTCACCCGATTCATTTGTCTTTACAGTGTACTTGTAATATTTTTCATATATTTGTAATACCTCTGTTCTTGTTAAAACGTCATCTCTTGTTGGGAAAGTACCTGTGGCTGCGTGTCCTTCATACGAAGGTGTATATGGTAGTAAGTTATATCTATAACCATCTTCATTTTTATCTGTAACATTCTTATAAGGATATAATGCGGATATTACTGGGTCATTTTGGTCAACAGCGTCAATTGGTACAAACACCGATACTTTAGCATTTGGTACCCCGTATCCACCGTTGGCAATTACACGACCAACAACAACACCGTAGTCAGAACAAAAGCTTCTATACACATCAGATTGTGTAAGTTTCAAAGAAAGAATTTCCAAGAAATCAAAATCTTGGTCAACTTGTACTTTGATGGTTTTGTCAGATTGTGTACTATTTCCTACCGATGTTCGTATCCTATAAGTTTTAGGCATAATTGTTCTTTCTCATAAATAGTTAATCTCTTATTTTACAAAAATAGTTGAAGTAATTTCCTTGTGAAGGTTATTGTTTCACACGGACACCGATATCCGTATTGGAATATCTGATTTGATAAAATTCTGTTGGTTCTGCGTAGATAATATCGTCAATTAACTTAATTTGTTTTGTAGTTGAATCTTCGTATTTTTGAGCTGTTTGTGATGATGAATACTTACCACCCACTCTTCCAAACACCTTAACATCAGATATATTAATAACACCTTCAATATTTTGAACTATACTTTTGATTTCAGATATTAAAACATTTTGACCAAATTCTCTTGCTTGTGGTAACATATAATCATTAACTTTTGTAATAACATCAGAAATGATTGAGTTTTGGTTTGTATTTTTTGCAATAGAAATATAAATTTCAAATGCTAAATCAATAACTTTACCAGTTGTAACACTAACATAGTCATTCATCATTCGGTAATTTGATAAATAAGTTGCAACATTATCTTTTAATACTGTTGGTACATTTTGTGTCATTTTACCATTAGTATCCTGTGTTAATAATACAACATTTATTTTGTTATTATTTTCTATAATACCTACTTTAGCTGGTATTCCGAATTGTCCTGGCATTTTTTGTATTAAAGAATAATAGTCACCAATTGTTACCGCTCTGTTTTGTGATGAGAAATTAAATGTAACTAAGTTTCTTACTTCTTCAACTGATGGTGGATTTGCACCTCCAATAGCTGCGGTTACGTTGGTACATTGAATTGAGTTTCTAACTGCGTTTGCGATTTCAGATGACGCACCGTTAACATCAAACAATACATTACCAACAGTATTGATAACATTGACACCAACATTGCTTTCAAGTCCACCACCAACTCTGTATTGAATAAATAAAGTAGTATTTGGTGTTGGGATATAACCCAAACTTAAATTATTTTGATAATCATTAATTCTCAGTGGTACACCTGTTTGTGCAAAAGCGGCTAATTGGTCATCAGCGGATGTATTACCACCACCAAATGTTAACTTCAAAAAGTTTTCAGGTGTAAACTCAGTAATAAATTTATTGCTAGTTCTAATATATTTTCCGACCTTAATATTTGATTGGTCAGTTGTTTTTCCTGGGTCAGGAATAAAAACAGTGTCTTCGGCTAAAGCTGGAACTTCATACCACTTACCAACAGGACTTAAAAATTCTTGGTATGCTGGAATGTTATTATAGGTTATACCATCTTTTTGTATAATTGACAAAACGTTAACAACATTTCTTTCGGGTAAATACAAACTTAAAAATGGTGTCGCATCTGCCGATGTAATAACTTTCTTGAATACTTTTGTAATACCATTAACTACTACTTCTCTTTTTATAATGTTATAACTTTGAACGTTGTTTGACGCATCTAAAATTGGTATTACTTTTTGGTTTGCAATTCCTGATGAACTAAATGCTGAAGAGAAATTAATATCATTTGGATTTTCAAATGTTTGTCCCGCACCAACAAATTGCGAACCCGCTTTTAGTACACCCATATAATCAGGGTTTGGTCTATCACCAAATACAGGTACATTAATACTAATGTCACAAACTGCTATTGATGGTCTATTACCAGGTATTTTTAAACCGTAAGTTCTTGCGATGTTATAAATTGAACTTCTTTGTTTGGCAAATTCAAGAACCGTCTCTTGAATACTTCTGTCAATATGATAATGTAAGTTATCGGTTACGGCAGCGTTTAAATCCATCAATACTGAAAAAATTGATGCATCATTAAAATTGTCAATTAATTCAGGATAATACTGTCTAGTATAATCAATAAGTTCTTGTCTTATAGCCGCAAAATCTCGGACGGTATAGGATATTCTTTTCTCAGCCATTTATGTTAAATATTTATAATTACAAAATCTTTTGTTTGAAATGCGTTATCGCTAATTGTATAATCAATTCTCATTTTAGCCGTATACTCTGAAGTGTTTCTACCGGCAACTCTATAAACACCATTTCCTAAATTTTCTGTGTTTAAAGTACCAACTGATTCATACTCATCATATGGTAAAACAATAATATCATTAATAATTAAATTAGGAATATACTTACTAACATTATCTCTGATATCATCTTTAATTGACTCAAACGTGACACCATCTAATGGTTCAAAAATAAATTCATAAATTTTAGTACCGAAATCAGGTAAATAATATCTACTACCTTTTCGGGTTAAAATCAAATGAATTAAATTACTTCTTATTTCTTGGTCAGGATTTTGAGACAAAGAAAGGTAATCCCCTTTTAACGAATCATTAAAAGGAAAATTAATACCATAAGTTACACCATTAGCCATTGTCTATAAATATAGTTGTATTTCCTTTTTTGTGAGCAGGAAAAAAAGGACAATGTCTACAACCATTACCACAACAACTACCCCTCCTTAAATGAAACTCTTTTGTAAACACATAAATTCCATTTTTAATATAAAAATCAGAAGGGAGAAGTTTTTGACTTCCCCCTTCCGAATTATTCATAGTTTTATTTTGATTACTTGATTTCACAAGCTCCACCAACACAAGCCAATTCACCACTCAAATCTGTGTTGTCTTGTAATTCAACAACTTTTGATAAGTCAATTGACTGTAGTTTAGAGAATAATCTTTCATATTCTTCTTTAGTACAATCCTCAAACGGTGCTTGGATATAACTGCCACCATCATGAGGTAAAACTGACAAACCATTATAGAAGTCACGATTTTCCCACATCCACTCACCTGCCAATTCCCAATCTTCGTTTTTCAAACTGATTGTTGCAGATACGTTGTGTGTGTTTGAACCAGTTCTGTGACCAGGTCTAACCCATTCTTGTGTAATTTTCTTAACACGGTCCAATAATTGGAAAGGTGACTCTGTTCTTAAAATTGCTCCTTCAGGTGCTTTTTGTGGAACTGAAATAACCGCAGTATCATGTGGTCTAAAATATTCATCTTCAACCAACTCAGGGTGATACATCGCTAAGTGTTGGTAAATAGCTTCGTTCTTACCTACACGAACTCTACGAACATAATAGTCGTTGTGCCATGCATGGATACCTGAAGATGTTCCCAATGTCAAAGATGTAGTTCCTGCTGGTTTTACAGTAGTTGTACGAGCTGATTTGTTAATACCAATCAACTCAGCAACTCTTGCATTTTCTTCTTTAACAAGTTTAGCAGCTTCTTTCATGTTATAACCTAATACAACACCCGAACCAATACCTGTCATAGATACTCCAATCAATGCTTCTTTTTCAGTTGTACGTTTCCATACATCTCTCAAGTAATGGAAATCAGTATATCCTGCTTGAAGTGTTCCGATGAACGCCGCAGCTTTAACACGGTTGTTCAAATCTTCTTGTGATTCAATGTCAGAAACATTTACCTCACATAAGTTACAGAATTGGTTTGGTCTCAATGCAATTTCACAACATGGATTAGTTCCCCAATCTTTATCATTTGTAAAATAGATGCCAGGTTCACCAGCTCCTGAAGCTTCAACACGTTTCCACAAATCTAAGAAAAATTCTTTTGTGATTTTGTGTCTAACCAATGCTGCAGAATTGTTTGCTCTACCTCTTTGTGGGTTTGTTTCCCACCATGTACCTGACTTACAAGAAATCATTTCTTGGTCATCAGCACTAAATAAGGAAATGAGTGCCGCCCTTCGGATTCCTCCGGCAAGAACTGCGTCAGCAATGTGACATACCATATCGTGAACTTCAATTGGTGTCATTTTATCACCATCTTCTTTTGCGTCCAACATACCTTTTAATTTGTGAAGACAATCTTTCAAAGGTTGTGGTCCTGGTGCTTTACCACCTGATGTTACAAGTTGGGCACCTTTTGGTCTAATATCTGAAAAATCAAATTCAGGTGTTGATAAATTTTCACCAAAATAAGATTTCATTAATACTTTGATTGCGTCTGCCCAACCTTCAATTGAATCACCAACTAAGAATCTTCTTGTTCTATTTGTGTTAGGTTTTCTAATTTCAGGTAGTTTTTCTACGTGATGTTTCTGTACTGAATAACCAACACCTGTTCCACCTAACAATAAGAACATACTTTCAGCAAATGCGTCTAAGTGGTCAATCGGTAAATAAGCACAGTTGTAAATTCTGTTTGGTGAAATTTCAATTGGTTTACCACCAAACTGCA